ACGAAGATCATCTCTGGACTAGATTGTCTCACTACTCTTACGAGTTGTTTAACAATAAACTTAGGATAACCCCCAATCCAGAAGGTTTTGTGCCGTATATGTGGGTTCAATTCTCTATAGATAAACAACCCTGGACTGAAGACTCTGACCGAAAGAACGGCACAGACGGTATTAACAACCTAAACACTCTGCCGTTTGAGAACATTCCTTATAAGAATATTAACTCGATCGGTAAACACTGGATCCGCCGTTATGCCCTTGCTCTTAGTAAAGAAATGCTTGGCCAAATCAGAGGTAAGTTTGGCGGCACCATTCCGATCCCAGGAGACAATATAACACTTAACTCCTCAGACCTTCTGGGCCAAGCCAAAGACGAACAAACCGCGCTCAAAGAGGAACTAGTTAAAATCCTAGATGAAATGACCTATAAGGCTTTGGCAGAACAGGATTCCGCCATGGTAACAGCCATGGACAAGGTTAATCAGGGAATTCCATTAATGATCTACCAGGGGTAACTAAATGTCGACGAAGAACAAATGGTCACAACCAGACGCCCCGCCGCCTCCTCTCTTTACCGGCAAGAAGGAGAGAGATCTTGTTAAGCAAGTTAACGACGAACTTATCGAGAGGGTCATAGGGCAGACGGTTGTATACTATCCAATCGACTCCGCTACAACAAACTACCACTCTCTTTACGGCGAAGCGATAAAAAAGAATTTTCTCCCTCCAGTAAGAGTTCATGCATTGGTTGAGTTTGAAGGTATAAATACAAAATATAGTACTAACATTGGCTTGGATAAGGAGTCAAGCCTCACAGTTCACTTCCACAAACGAAGATTAACCGAGGATCAAGATCTTTATGTGAGGGAAGGTGATTTTATTTTATACGGAAAGATATATTACGAGATAGTTACTCTGTCGGAACCTAAACAGATCTTTGGACAAATTGACCATCTCTTAGAGATATCAGCCAAATGTATCCGCGCCCGTGAGGACTTATTCGATGCCACCTGATTATTCACATACAGAGATAAAAGACATTGATGGGAAATTGAGGGAAATAACCTTTATGCCATCGACACTGGAAACTATTGATCAGGCTCTGTTTAATTTTGTAGATAAAGGCTTGGATTTGCACGTTAACACAAATAAAGGCTGGTCTAAAGTGCCAGTTTTGTGGGTGTCGGCCGAAAGAGCGTATCAGATAAAGAACAACAAAGATCTTAGAGATTCAAATGGATCGCTTAAGTTGCCCCTTGCGACGGTCGAGAGATCCTCCACGGCCAAAGATCCCGCGTTTAAAGGAACCTTTCAGGCGCACCTGCCAGACACTGGCAGAAACCACCATAGCACCAGGAGAGTGAATGTCCCTGCCGCAAGAAGGATAGGCCACGGTAAAACTTCGAATTTTGCAAACGCTTTTTCGTCGCGCCTAGGCGGGGCTGACAACAATGTTGGCCATGGCCAGCTTAACTTTCCCAATTACAACACCGATGCAAGCAGAATAGTATATGAGACTATATATAAACCCCTCCCTATTTGGATAAAAGTAATGTATTCGCTAAAAATAAGAACGGATTATCTACAGCAAATGAACGACGTTATACAGCCGTTTTTTACAAGAACAGGCCAGATGAATGCTTTCTTTATTGAACACGAGGGCCATCGCTACGAAGGATTTATAGAGGGCGATTTTGGACAGACAAACAATGTTGCTGAGTTAGGTGAAGAAGAAAGAACTTATGAGACAGAAATACAATTTAAAATTCTTGGTTATTTAATGGGAGAAGGCCCGAACGACGCCCGACCCAAGATATCGATAATCGAGAATGCGGTCGATATTAAGATACCGAGAGAGAGAGTCATCGTCGGCGACATAAATACTAACTTTAATGAGGAAGACGAAGGCAAAGGATTTTATAGAGAGTAAAAGGTTTTTGCCAGCAACTAATACTATTTATAATGTAAAAGGCAGTATAATCTATTTGCTATATTAAGGAGAACTAGTAATGCCCTCAGATGCTAGAAAGTTTAGGTTTGTATCCCCGGGGATTTTTCTGAATGAAGTCGACCGATCCCAAATCCCCGCCCTCCCGCTTCCAGTAGGGCCGGTGCTCATCGGGCGCGCCGAAAAAGGGCCCGGCATGATTCCCACCCGGGTGAACTCTTTTTCAGAGTTTGTTGAGACGTTTGGGGAGCCCATATCCGGCAGAAGTAGCGTGGCGGATACCTGGAGAGACGGCAACTATTCGTCTCCAACTTACGCTGCATATGCGGCACAAGCTTATTTGAGAGCCAATGTTGGCCCCATTACATATGTAAGATTGATGGGAACGCAGCATCCTAGTGCTGACGATGGCGCACCTGGCACACATGGCCACGGAGGCTGGACAACCACAAACCTTCCTAACGCGTCCATTGGTTCCACCGGCGGCGCATACGGTCTGTTCGTTTTTGCCTCCGCCTCTACCACAACCACCACGACCACTAATGCCGGCACATTAGCCGCGGTTTGGTATATGGACCATGGTACGCCCGTTCTCTCTGGTAGCACCGTTGAGCATGCCACCGACACCGATCAGGAAGTACAGGGAACTGCTGTTATTGTTAAGTCTGATTCTCAAGGGCAATTTAAGGCAAAAATTATTGATAGCTCCAGTGCCACAATTGAAAATGTTACATTTAGTTTGAACGAGACCAGCCCGAATTTCATTCGGAAAGTTTTTAATACTAATCCACAACTGGTCAATACAAATATCGAACTTTCTATTGGTCAAAAGAACTATTGGCTTGGTGAGACATTTGAGAGATATCTCATGGAACAGTCGCTCGACACAGCCGCCGTCCGATATGGAGTGATTCTGGCGCTCGTTTCGGGCAGCAACCATTATGGCAACCATGAACGTGATATGGCTTATCGTGACGCCCATTCTGGATGGTTCTTCGCACAGAATTTCTCATCGGATGTGAGCACCTATGAATATAAGAATATGCAGAAGTTGTTTAAGTTTGTCGGTATTAATGGCCATGGCCAGTGGTTACAAAATAATATCAAGATTTCAATTGATAATATTCGAGCACCTGCAAATACTAATATAGCATACGGCTCTTTTGACGTTATTGTTCGCAAGGCATACGATTCTGATCTTAAACAAATCGTGCTAGAGAGATATTCGAATTGTAACCTAAATCCGGGCTCGCCTGATTATATCGGCGCTAAGATTGGCGACACAAAGAGATATTACGACGAAACCGAGAAGAGATATCGCGAAGTTGGTACTTACCCGAATCAATCTAGATACGTTCGCGTTGTAATGAACGATGTAATTGACGCCGGCGGAGGCTCCTCTTCGCCGTACCTTCCCTTTGGAGTATACGGTCCCCCTCGTTTCCCGGCCTGGTCGACTTCTCTTTCGGCATCCACGGTCGACACAGGGCATGCCTCCACAACTGCCTATGTACTCGGCTCCAGTTCTATTGCTTTTGGGCTGGGAGACCTTCGTGGTACTGCTCCATATTCCAGGATCGATCTCGCAGACTGTCTTATGTGGGCCGGCCCACAAACTCCGGATGCACCGGTAGCTTACGGCACGGCTTCCTTTACATATCCCGCAGTTGGTATCCGTGTAAGCGCAAGCGACGACGGCGCCAACCCGGTCACAAACGCTTATTATGGCCTCCATACAGGTAAGGCCACCAGCGCGACTGGCAAATCAACCAACTTTGACCCTGGGTACTCCGACTATCTAAGACCATTTGGTTATAATATTATTGCTGATTCCACTTGGTCCGATGACTTTGGCACTGCCAATACGGCAACAGGCCTACCCTCTGCGACCAACCTAGAACGCCAGTGGATTTTTTCTCTCGATGAAGTTCGTCTTACGAAAGGCACAAACTGGACCTCAGCAAACCCAAGTAATGATATTACTGCTGGATATTGGCAGTCTGGCTCTTATAAATCTGGAGTTTCTTGGAACGCCTCGGCGTCTCTTACAGATGGTGTCGTTGGGCAGTACGAAAACATTCTCGATAGCAGAGTTAATCGCTTCACCTCTCCTCTTTGGGGCGGGTTTGATGGACTTGATATCACCGAAAGGGATCCCTTCCGTAATTCAAAGCTCGACGATAACTCGGAAGCCGAGACTTCAAACTATGCTTTCTATACGATAAAGAGGGCTATTGAGTTGATTGCCGACCCGGAAGTTCTTTCGTTTAACCTCGCGAGCATCCCGGGCGTGACTAATGAGAGTCTTACAAAGCTCTTGATTGAAACTGTTGAAGCCCGGGCCGATGCTCTGGCGATTATTGATGTCAAGGGAGGGTATACCCCCCGAGCCGACGATACCTCAACTAATAAGAGGGCCACAGATCGCAAGGGTAGTGTTAGTACCGTTGTTTCCAATATGAAGACCCGTAGTTTGAACTCATCTTACGGCGCTTGCTACTATCCGTGGGTTAAGATCCGCGACGATCTTAACGGCGGCGTGATTGTGGATGTGCCACCTTCTATCGTAGCCTTGGGGGTTCTGGCAAATACGGAACGGGCCACGGATGTGTGGTTCGCCCCGGCCGGCTTCCGCCGCGGCGGTTTGTCAACCGGCGCCGGAGGCCTACCGGTCGTCGGCGTTGAAGAGAAACTAACTTCTCGCAACCGAGATGATCTCTATGATGTGAGCATCAACCCAATCGCTAGTTTCCCGTCAGAAGGCTTCGTGGTATTCGGCCAAAAGACCGTACAGGCCACACAGTCTGCGCTTGATCGGATTAATGTCCGCCGGCTCATGATTTACCTGAAGAGAGGAATTTCTAGAATCGCCAGCCAGACACTCTTCCAGCCAAACGTTAGCTCTACCTGGAATAGTTTTAAGTCGAAGGCAGACAACTTCTTGTCTGATGTGAAGATTAGGTTTGGTGTGGATGATTTCAAGGTTATTCTTGACGAAACTACTACTACGGCCGACCTCATTGACCGTAATATTATGTATGCCAAGATCTTTGTCAAGCCTACTCGGGCTATTGAGTTCATTGTGGTTGACTTTATCATAACGCGCTCGGGCGCGTCTTTTGAGGACTAAACAACAAAAGGGAAGTCATTTTCTTCCCCGACACTAGTTAGAATATAATAGGAGAAATATAAAAATGGCAGAGAATTTTATCAAAGGTGGAGCCGTGGGGAAGTTTTGGACCGCAGCCCCCGGTAAAGATCCAAAGAGAAGTTTTAGATTTAGAATTGAGATTGGAACCTCCGGCCCTCTTTGGTATGCCAAGAAGGCTGATAAACCATCTCTTTCTTTTGGGGAAGCAACTCATAATTACTTGAACCATACTTACTATTGGCCAGCTAAAGCAGAGTGGAACGAAGTCTCCATTACCTTTGTTGATCCTGTGGAACCCAACCTTGCCGGAGACCTCGTGACGGCCCTGAAAGAGGTAGGATATATTATTCCTGCTGGCACCGGTGAGGGCCAATTCCGGACTCCATCGAAAAAGGCATCGACCGCGGCATGGGGCGGAGGCACCGGCGAAGCCGCCGACGACGTTCGCATCATTCAGATAGATGAAGAAGGCAACCCCCTGGAAACTTGGACGCTTAAGCATGCTTGGATTAAGGAAGTAACCTTTGGAGACCTTGATTATGGTAGCGACGATCTAACAGAGGTCGTGGTTAAATTCAGATATGATTGGGCCCAGTTTGATTCGCCGGCGATGGAATCCGGCGCGCAGGCCGTTAGCGGCTTCGCGGTCGGCTGATGATCGGAGGTGCTTAGATGCCAAAAGGTGGATTTTGGACAGCCTTCGGAAACTCGGTCTTCGAACCGAAGATGCCATGGCGTTTTAAGGTTTTTATCGAGGGGTTTGAACTTGAAGATAACCCGGAGGGAGACGATTATCACGATTCCCGGGATGACGAAGCGTTTGTTTGGTATGCCAAAACAATAGAAAAGCCATCGATATCGATTGGCGTCCGAGCCGGCGATCAAGTCGATATTAACAATCCGGGCATACCAATTATGGCTTTGGATTCTGTTCCA